TACTCAAACCATCACAGTTTCTTTTTAAACCGTCTGATGCTGATTATAGCATCACACAGGACTTTGTAGTTAAGTCAATCTCTGGAGATCCTAGAGCATTAAAAGGTTCAACATTGTTCCAAGATAAAGATGAGAACGATGTTAACATTGTAGGCGCTTCTGGCGCTATTTCTGATGTAAAAGATTTCGTATATGGTGGAGAACACTATTATCAAGTAAGTATTTCAAAAGATTCGATCTTCGGTGATTTCATTATTCCAGGAAGAACCAGATTAACGGATAACGTATCAGTTGGTGCAACCGTAATTACAGTTGATTCCACAGTTGGATTCCCAACTAGTGGCACGTTACATTTAGTTAACAAAGACAACATTGTCGGAATCGTAACCTACAACGACAAAACACTGAATCAATTCTTAGGCATTTCAACTATTCCCAAATCATATTCGGTATCTGATGAAATCAGATATGGAAATGTTGCATATGGATACACAGCAGCTTCTCTTGATCGAAAGATCGAAGTTTTAATCACTGGTGTTCTGTCAAGATTTAGAATTCCAAATGATACCATTTACTTTAATAAAGGTGATACCATTAAAGTCGGTAGTCTTGGAATTAAGAAAAGTGTTGAAGATGTAAAGTTCAGTTCTTGGATGCATAATGTTGTAGTAACACACGCTCCAATTGTATTTGAACAAACATCAACCACTGGTGTTTATAACGTCACTACAACGTCTCCACACGACTTCTTTGAACAAGATTTCATAGAGGTTCTTGATGGTGACTCAAATGTTTTAGGAACGGGTCGTATTACAAATATTATCAGTAGTTCTACATTTGTTTTAAGTGATCTTCCTGGTATCGATCCACTGGATGTAGAGTTTATCAGAAGAAAACTGAACAGAGGTAATAGCACCGTACACGACAATATTACAAAATATACAACAGACGTTCAAAACACTTACGATCACGAAAGCAATAATCCTGAAGCAAAACCACCACACCCACACGTTTATGTAGCTTCTCCTTCAATTCCAAGTTTAGGGCAACAACCAATCAGTGCTCCTGATCGTTCAATCGAATGGTCTGGAACAACAGTTGGAACAACCATTCAGGTTACCTCTGGTGCCAAGGATCACGGATTTTTCTCTGGTGAGGTCGTTAGATTCAATGTTATTGTTTCTACTGGATCATTGGGTAGTTTGATCAATGGAAAAAATTATTTTGTAAGTAGAGAAAACTCAAACGAAATTAAACTTGCAAACTCCTTGCCTGATCTTTTAAATGGAACTTTTGTAGATGCTACTGGTAGTGGAACCTTTAAGATTTCTGTTCCAGATCTTGCTAACAAGAAATTAGAACATCAAAAGTTACTTAAGAGAATCTCACTCAATCCTTTATTTGATGGTCGAGAACACGAGACTATTCCAGGTACAACAGGTGTTCTGGTAAACGGTACTGAAATCTTAAATTACAAATCTGGTGATGTTGTATTCTTTGGTGGTATTGATAAGGTTGACGTTCTTTCTGGTGGATCAAATTATGACGTAATCACTCCACCCAAAGTTATCATTGAAAGCACTATTGGATTGGGAGCAAGTGCAACTGCCAATTTAAGAGGTTCATTCACAAGAATGGACATCGTAGATCCAGGATTTGATTATGTAGATACTCCCGTTATTGAGATCACTGGAGGAAACGGTAAAAACGCCACTGCACAAGCGATTCTTAAACAGGTTGATCACTTCATTGATTTTGATGCATCTGCTACTGGTGGTAGAATTAATATCACAGATAATACAATTGGTTTCACAACGTATCACAAGTTTAGAGATGGTGAACCCGTAATCTACAAAGCATTTACGGGAACTGGAGCGATCGGTATTGCCAGTAATTCTACTGTTGTAGGTATTCAAACAACACCTGATCAAAATCTGATTAATAACGAAGTTTATTACGTTGCAAGAATTGACTCATCAACAATTAAGTTGGCAAATGATAGAGATAGTGCTTTAACAAAAAGTAATCTGATCAACATCACAGCTTTTGCAGATGGTATTCAAAGATTTGAAAGTTTAGAAAAGAAAAAAGTTATTGGTCAAATTGTTATTGAAAATCCAGGTGAAGGATATGAAAACAAGAGACGATTAATTCCTTCAACTGGTATCAATACATATTCAGATTACATTGAATATCAAAATCACGGTTTTGGTGATGGGGAAGTCGTTCGATACACAAACTCTGGTATTCCCATTGGAGGATTACAAACAACTCAAGACTATTATGTGTTAAGAGTTGATAATGACAGATTTAGATTAGCTGCGGCTGGTATTGGAACCACTCTGTCTAATGCAAATTACTTAACTCAACAATATGTTGGATTAACATCTCTCGGTTCTGGAGATCATATCTTTAACTATCCACCTATTACAGTAAATGTAAAAGGCACGATTGGCATTAATACTGCATCACCAGAAAACTACCACGCTGTAGTAAACCCAGTTGTAAGAGGAAGTATTACGTCGATCAATGTAGAGAAGTCTGGTATTGGTTACGGATCTTCTACAATTTTCAACTTTGCAATCCGACCAACGGTTAGAGTTTCTTCTGGATCATCTTCAGAATACAAAGCGATTGTTAATGGTGGAAAGATTCAATCTGTTATTGTCACAAAACCTGGCACAGAATATAGTTCCCCTCCAGATCTCACCATTTTTGGAGATGGTGTAGGTGCAAAAGTTATTGCATCAATCAGTAACGGTCAAGTTTCGAAGATAACCGTTTTAAACGGTGGTGTTGGATATACAACGTCGAGTGTGGTTGTATCTGAAAATATTCCTGGTTCTGGTGTTAAGTTCTTACCCAAGATTACTAGTTGGAATATTAATGATGTTAAGAGACACGAAGATATTATCACCGAAGATGATGGATTCTTGACAAGAGGTGACAATGACAATGGAATCAAATTTACTTCGTTTTATGCTCCAAGACAATTAAGAAGAATCCTCAAACAGAAAAATAGTGATGGAACTTTTGATTATGCACAGAATGATCTGACATTGGTTAATAACTCAGAACAAGTATCTGGAAAACACTCACCTATTATTGGTTGGGCGTATGATGGAAATCCAATTTACGGCCCATATGGATACGATAGAAAGGATGGTGGATTATCAAGAATTATGAGATCTGGATATACGTTAAAAACGTCCAGAACAGATGGCCCACCGATTGATCTTTTCCCTCTCGGATTCTTCATTGAGGATTATGAGTATAATGCAAACGGTGATCTTGATCGAAACAATGGTCGTTTTTGCATTACTCCAGATTATCCAACTGGTACGTATGCATACTTTGCAACCATTGATCCAAACTCAAATCAAACTAGTGGAACCTTTAAGAACTATCGAGCTCCACAGTTCCCATATTTGATTGGTGATAAGTTTACAGCAAAACCTGATGATTACAACTTTGTAGAAACTAATAATCAAGATGCGGATTTAAACGTTACAACTCTTAGAAGAAACACCTATCCTTACAAATTAGGATTTGCTGGTGCGACTTATGATGGAATCTATGACAGCACAAAGTTAGTTGACCAAGAGAGTGTAGTTGATTATTCGTCTCCTGGTGACATTAGATCTTACTTGATTGAAAATCCTGGTTCTGATTATAAAGTAAACGATAAGTTACTTACAAAACAAAGTGGTAGTGGAACTGGGTTTGATGCAAAAGTCTCTAGTGTGGTAGGAAAAGAGATTGTATCGATTGCATCAACAATTGTAAGAGTAGATAATGTTGTATTTGATTACAACAATAGAAATGGTAATGTAACTGGATTTGCTACACAACCTCACGGTTTAGCCGTTGGTGATATTATCAACGTCTCTGGATTGTCTACTGATGCACTGAAGAGAATTGGTGGAAGACATAGAATTGGTTTTAACACTTCATTCCTGATTCTCAATACTGGAATTGGAACCACAGGTGCAACTGGCATTGTAACCAATCTTTCTGTTAGTGGCAACCTAACAAGATTAAACATTGAACCTAATGATATTATTGGTATCTCTACAGAACAAATGCTTGTTCTGAATATCGACACGTTAAACAATAAGATTCGAGTAAAGAGAGAATATGATGGTGTAATTGGAACCGATCATTCTGGAACATCTCTGATTACTGTTCTGAATAGAGTTATTCAATTCAATATTGGCATTAGTACAAACTTCATAACAAACAGAAACGTACCTTACTATTTCAATCCATCAGAAACCTTAGCTTTAGGTTCTACAGCTGGTGTGGGTATTGGATCTACTATTACATATTCGTATAAAGTTGTTGGTGGAGGAAGTACCTCTAGATTTATTCCAACTCAAACTGCATATCTTCCTGATCACGGATTTGTAACTGGCCAAGAACTGTTGTATTCAAATGGAGACGATACTTCAATTCAAGTATACAATGGTATTTCCACATTTACTTTATCGAATAATTCCGTTGTTTATGCAATTAATGCTGGTAAAGACTTCTTAGGTATTTCTACAAATCCAGTGGCCATTGGATCTACAGGATCTGTGGTTGGTATTGCATCTACTGCATATCGTTTATTCTTTACTGGATATGGTTCTGGTAAGGTTCATAGTTTTGAACCAAGAAAATTAGAAGTAACTGGATTTATTGAAAAGGTTGTTGGAACCATTGTTTGTAAAGAACCTCACGGGTTGTTACAAAAAGACAGAATTCAAGTCAGTCTGACTCCTGGTATCAGTACGACATATTATGTCAAGTATAATGAGACTTCGAAGAGAACACTTATCAGCCCAAGATCTTTTGGATCTGCAGGTATTAATACTGATTTGTCATTGATTACGATTAGTAACCATAAGTATGAAACTGGTGATAAGATTTTATATACTTCGACCAATCCAGCTGTTCCTCTTGTCAACAATCAAACATACTTTGTTGTCAGAAAAGATAAGGATTCATTTAAGTTAGCAGAAACATATTACAAAGCAACTAAGTTTATTCCTGAAATTATTGGAATTACATCGACTGGTTCTAGTCACGAAATTGGTCTCATCAATCCAAAACTGCAATTAATTCGTGGTTATCGAGTTGGATTTGCAGTATCAGATTCTTCTCTTGGTCAAACAGTTCTTGGAAAGAGAACTTCTTCATTCGACTTCAACATTTATCGTGATCAGACATTTATCAAACCTTATTATTCCAATATTGAGGATAATGGATTCCAGGTTGTTGGTGTTGGAACTGTCGGAGTAACTACAACTGCAAGCGTTGACTTACTCTTAACAGACAATACTCCTCAACAACTTTTCTACAAGTTAACACCAGTCAATTTGGATGTTATCTCTGAAGATAAGAAAACACCAGTTATCGATACGGATGTCATCAACTATTCTAGTCTAAATGTCTTTGATAGTGCATACAATGGTACATTTAATATAACTGGAATTGGTAGTACAACATTCTCATTCAATCTTCCAATTGAACCAGAAAAAGATAGTTACACTGTAAATGAAGCTACAACGTTAAAATATTCTACTATTGCCAAACAAGTATCTGGTCCAATTGACAAAGTACAAATTATCTCAAAAGGAAAGGGATATGATACGATTCCTGTAGTCACTGCAATTGCCTCTACAGAGGGTGTTGGTGGAATTGTTAAGTTAGTCAGTGACAATATTGGTATTCTGAGAAACTATACGATTAAGAACATTGGTTTTGATTATCCAGTAGATAGAACTCTCCAACCATCGGTACAACTTCCACAGATTCTTAAACTTGATAGACTGTCAACTATTTCAAATATTGGCATTACTTCTGGTGGTAAGAATTACGTTGAACCTCCAAAGGTCGTTGTTATTGATAGAGTTACTGGATTAGTCAATCAGAATGTTATTACTGATGTAGAACTGCAAGGCACGTCTGTATCTAAAGTAGAAATTCTTAGAAATACGAATGATTTGTATGATACAAATCCAAGAGTAATAACCACAAATAATTCAAACGGAGTAAAAGTATCCAACGTTTCTTATGTTAATGCAACAAACATCGTTACTCTTACATTAGAAGGAACGTTTACGAATCAAACATATCCTTTCATCATCGGAAGAAAAATCTTTGTAGAGAATATCGGTATTGCTTCGACTGGAAGTGGATACAATTCCTCTGATTATGATTATGGATACTTTACCATTACTGGTGTAAACACAAACCCTGGCGGCGGAAATGCAACGGTATCTTATAAGTTAGATTCAACTGTAACAAATCCAGGTATTTTCAGTGGTAGTTCTTCCTCTGGAAGAGTGGTTCCATTTGAAGATTTACCAGTCTTTAATGTAAGAATTCAACCCAATCAATTCAGTGTTGGTGAAATTGTAAGCACTGGTGATAAATTTGGAACTGTTGTTTCTTGGAATGAAGTAAACAAGTATCTTAAAGTCATATCATCAAACGATGTTTTCAAAGTAGATGAAAGAATCAATGGTGTTTCTTCTAAGTCGATTGCATTAATTAGAGAAGTTATTAAATTTGATTCATACTTCGAAGTTGATTCAAATTCAACAGTCAAAAATGGTTGGCAAAGAGATACTGGTAAACCAAGTGAGTCTCTTCAAAAGATTTCTGATAATGATTATTATCAAGTGTTCTCATATTCACTTGAAAGCCCAATTGAATATGAAAAATGGAGAGATCCAGTCAGTTCACTTAGTCACGTTGTAGGATTTAAGAAGTTTTCTGATCTTCAAGTCGTTTCAATTGCTTCTACTGATGCAAAAAATCGTAGAACCGCAGCAGTCGGTGTTTCTTCACAGGTAACATCCACTCTGGTTGATATGGTAAGTGAGAATGAGTCAGTTTTCAATAAGTATGACTTTGATCTCGTTACCGAAAATTCTAAGTTGATCGATTCTGTTCTTGCATCCGATGAAATTAAATTTGGTAATAGAATTCTTACAGATTACATCGAATCTAGAACAAACAGAGCGATTTCTATTGATAGTGTAAGTTCTCAGTTTAATGATCAACCAAGATCTACAACATATTCAGAGATTTCTAACTTTGATATCACCGAAATTAGAAGTGCTAAGTTTTACATTCTTATTTTCGATAGAAGATTTAGTGGTGAAAAAGAAATCATTGAAGTCAACGTAGTTCACAATGGGTCAAATGCATACATTGTTCCTTTCGGAAGAGTTGAGACACAAATTGACCTTGGAACCTTTGATTTTGTAATTTCGGGCGCTACAGGATCACTCAGATTTGTTCCTGCCAAATTTAAAGCGAATAACTACGCTCTCAGAATCTTATCACAACAAACCTTCATTGATACTAAGTCTGGAATTGGATCAACAGAAATTGGAACTGGATACAAAATTATTTCAAGTTCTGCTGGAATAAGTTCTTCAGTTTCACCTGTTCCATTCCAAGTGGTTGGTTTTGGTACAACCTCATTCACGACTACAAAATTATTTGTTGAAACAACTGAGACCACAGGAGAACAAAGAAGTCAAATCAATGAATTGATTGTCTTACAAGACGGAACAGAAGCTTATCTGTTGGAGTATGGTCAAACTATTGCAGACAACATCTCGGCCACTAGTGTTCCTAGTGTTGGTCTTGGAACTTTTGGTGCAGATGTAAAGGCTGGAATCACAAGCGTTTACTTTACTCCTGTTGCTGGCGTTGGTGTGACGATGAGAATTCATCAAACATCAATTAACTCTTCAGCAACTGGTATCGGAAGTACAACCATTGCATTGTCTCAAATTTTAACCACAACCACATCAATCGGATCTACAACATCACCACAAGCTACACGTATTAGTGGTTTTTCGTCAAGTGTATATCAATCAGCAAATTGTTTGATTGAAATCAATGATACCACAAATAACAGATATGAAGTTACACAAGTAACTATGATTCACGATGGAACAGAGATCTACTTTAATGAATATGGAAGTTTCAACAACTTTGGTGGATCTGGTATTGGAACCATTGGTGTTGGTTACTCTGCGACTGGTCCTGATGTTGAACTGTTACTCACTCCACCATCAAATACCAACATCACCACAAAAGTTTTACAATATAACCTGACAGAAACTGGTGGAACAACTGGAATTGTAAGCTTTACTAATTCTAGAATTAAATCAGAAGATAGTTTCTATACTGGAACGGAAAATGACATTACGTTCTCGTTCAACTTAAAACATAGAGGAGATTCAGTATTCCACAAGGTATTTGATGCATCTAATCCAGCGGTGGTAGATGTTACCAATAATCTCTTCATAATTAACAATCACTTCTTTACTAATGGTGAAAAAATTACATATGCCCCAACTGGTGCTGGAACTACAATGAGTATTGGTATCGGAACCACGTCGATTGTTGGTTTTGGTACAACTGACAAACTTCCATCAACATTGTATGTTGTTAAGATCGCAGAGAATAAGTTTAAAGTTGCAGCAAGTGCAACTGATGCTCTCTTAAACGTTCCTAATGTTATTAACATTACTGCAGTTGGAGTTGGAACGACACACGCATTTACTTCACAAAAACTCAATTCCAAAATGTTGGTGACTTTGGATAATAACATTCAAAGCCCATTGATTCAATCACCAATTAATACTGGTCTCAGCACCGCAGTAAGTACTGGTACTGACTTCATCACTATGGCAGGTATTTCATCATTCTTCTCAGGCGATGTGATTAAAATTAATAATGAGTTTATGAAGATTGATACTGTTGGTATTGGCGGATCTAATATTGTACTGGTGAAGAGAGCACAACTCAATTCTGCTCTTGAAAATCACGGAATTGGTTCTACTATCACCAAGTATGTTGGTAACTATCAGATTGTAAGAGATACAATTAACTTTGTTGATGCTCCAAAGGGTGAAAAAGGTCCAGTTGGACTTACTACAACTTCAACATTCACGGCTAGAGCATTCATTCGAACTGGTGTTTCAGGAAGTACCGAAGATACCTACACAAACAACTACGTCTTTGATACAGTAGAAAATCAATTTACTGGTATTGCAACTTCATTTATTCTCAAATCTGAAGGATCAAATGTAACTGGTTTTGCAACAAATACTGGTGTAATTCTGGTTAATGAGATCTTCCAAAATCCAAAATCACCAGATGATTACATTCTAACAGAAACTGCAGGTATTTCATCCATTCGTTTCACTGGTGCTGGAGTATCAGTAAGTTATGATGTGAACGTTTCTTCTATTCCAAGAGGCGGAATCATCGTTTCTGTTGCAGAAACAAGTTCTTTTGGATATCAACCTCTTGTAGCTGCTGGTGGTACTGCAATTGTTTCTCTCGGTGGAACAATTACATCTGTTTCGATTGGAAACAGTGGTTCTGGTTATAGAGTTGGTGTTCAAACAAACATTCTTGTAAAGGCAATTTCAACTTCTGGTATTGTGACAATTGGTCGTGCAAATGTCACTGCAGGTCTTGTAACTTCCGTAACTATCACAAATCCAGGTTCAGGGTTTACATCTACAAATCCTCCAACTCTCGAATTCGATGCACCGTTGAATTATGAAAATATGAGACTGGTTGGAAGCCCAACAGGCGTTGGTGCTTCGGTATCTGTTCGTGTTGGTTTTGCTAAGAGTGTCATTAGTTTTGATATTACGAATTACGGATACAATTATAAAGTTGGTGATGTTTTAGAGTTAGCAACTGATAATCAAGCAGGCATCCCCACAGATGCGTCTGTAGGGGTTGCATTCACTTCATTTAGACTGACGGTAACTGAAACGTTTAATGATAGTTTTGCAGGATGGACATTTGGAGAACTTGAAAAACTGAATACATTTGAAGATCTCTTTGACGGAGAAAGAAGAACCTTCAATCTTACAAAAACTGTAGGTGCAAGTGAAACTCTCTTGACACTTAGAGCTGCTAAGGGTTCTCCAATTCGTGTTGAAGATAATCTTCTGATATTCTTGAATGATATCCTTCAAATACCTTTTGAAAGTTATGTTCTTATTGGTGGATCACAAATTACGTTCTCAGAACCTCCAAAATTTGGAGATAAGTTAAGAATTTATTTCTACCGTGCTTCAGATAATGATGTTACATCTGTTGATATTTTGGAGACTGTAAAACCAGGTGATAAGTTAACAATTAATGATTATCCTGATGTTGGATTAGATATAGAATATCAAGAACTTTCAAGAACCGTTACAGGTATTACAACCGCCGATGTTGTCACAACCAACACATATATTGATGTAGGTATAACTACAGACAGATCTTTACAGAGACCTGTAACCTGGAAGAAACAAGTTTCTGATTTAATTATTGGAAATCTCAATGTCACTAAAGATAGACCAGAATTAGAAGCTGGTATTCGACCAGTCTCTTACATTATCAATAACGTCTCAGTCGCATCCACAGAAGTTTTTGTTGACACTGCAGTTCCATTCTTTAATGAAATTGATGATATTGCAGAAGTAAATCAAAGTGTAATTATTCTGGATAGAACTGAAAAAACAGGTGTTGCTGCCACAGCTCTTGTATCTGCTGGTGGAACTATTTCAAACATTATCATCTCCGATGGAGGATCTGGATTCACTACTCCTCCTGTAGTTTCAATCGGTGTTACTGCAGGTATTGGAACGATTTATTCTGGAATTGGTATTACGATGAATACCAATGCAACAGGTGTAACAGTTCTCTCTGGTCTTGGCACGGTTTCTTCAGTAACAATTGTGAACGCTGGTGCTGGATATACTAATACAAATCCACCAATCGTAATGATTGAAGCAGAAGCTCAGACTACAGATAAACTTACAAACATCAAGTACGAAGGTGACTTTGGTATTATCACTGGTATTGGAACAACTTCAGTAGTTGGAATTGCGACTACTGGATTAACTTTCGATCTCTTCATTCCACTTGATTCACCTTTGAGATCTTCCAACACAATGACGACTCCTATCACTGCAAGTGGTATTCAAACAAATTATTACTTCGTCGTTTTTGATTCAAACACTGGTTCTGGATTAAATGCTTATGGAGACGCTTCAGGTGTTACAACAGTTGGTATTGGAACTTCATTCATCGACAACATCTACAAAGTAATGTCAGTTACTAACGTGACTGGTGATGCTGTTGGAGTTGGAACTACCACACTTACCAGAGTTACTGTGAGTGTAAGTTCTACAACTGGAGTAAGTGTAGGAAGTAGTGTATTCTATGGTAGATATTCTTGGGGTCGTCTATATGATTTTGTAAAATCAGATGCTAGTTCATTTACTGCTATCAACACTGACGGGGTTACTGGTATCATCACAGGACCAGTAATTGTAAGAACCAAAGATCTCAAAGAGGCCTACATTTAAACATAAATAAAACAAAAAGTCCTTCAAAATGTCAGCTATTATAACTGATCAACTTCGTATACTGAATTCGGAAAGTTTTGTAGCAGGTATAGCTTCAACAACCAATAGTTATTATGTTTGGATTGGTTTACCTAATGCAACCGAATTCAATTCAGATTGGAACGAGAATCCACCATCTCCCAAAGATTCATTTGATGAAGAGAATGATTATTGGGATACAATGATTGCATTGAAGAGAATCAATGCTTCAGATGCCGTCAGAGTGGTAAGAAAACTTGACTGGACATCAGGTACAACTTATGAAATGTACCGACACGACTATTCAAGATCAAATCTTTCTCCACAGACGAGTTCGACAAATTTATACGATACCAACTTTTATGTGGTGAACTCTGATTATAGAGTTTATATTTGTCTTCAGAACGGTACTGATCCAGAAAACCCTGATGGAAGACCATCTCTGGATGAACCTCTTTTTACAGATTTAGAACCAAGATCTGCAGGTAGTTCTGGTGATGGATACATTTGGAAATATCTTTACACAATCAAACCAACAGATCTTGTTAAGTTTGACTCAACAAGTTTTATTCCAGTTCCACAAAACTGGTCAACAAGTAATGATGTAGCTGCTGTTAGAAATAACGCTTCAACAAGTGGTCAACTGAAGATTATAACCATTACAAATAGAGGTGTTGGTTACGGTACTGCAACAACTTATAATAATGTATCAGTTAAAGGTGATGGAGAAGGTGCCAAGTGTTCGGTTGTAGTTAATGCTGCCGGTAAGATTGATTCCGTTGAAGTAACTGACGGAGGTTCCGATTATACGTTTGGAACTGTTGATTTGTCGGATGTTGGACTGACCAATCCATCAGGGTCAACCGATGCAGCTTTTAATGTAATTATTCCTCCACAAGGAGGTCACGGAGCAGACATTTATAGAGAACTTGGTGCTTATAGAGTCTTAATTTATTCTAGACTTGAGAATGATGTAACTAATCCAGATTTCATCACTGGTAACCAGTTTGCAAGAATCGGAATCGTTAAAGATCCATATGCATATGGATCCAGTAATAAATTAACATTATCTAGAGCTAGTGCAGTTTATGCACTCAAATTAACTGGTGCTGGATCAACCAACACATCATTTGCCGCAGATAATTTCGTTACACAAAAAATTGGTATTGGATCAACCGCTGTTGGAAGAGTGGTTAACTGGGATTCTACCACAGGTGTTTTGAAATATTGGCAAGACAAGAGACTTGCTGGATTTAATACTGACGGAACTGCAGATACCAGCCCAGACTTTGGATACAAACTGTTTAAATTTACAGCTTCTCCAACTGTTGGTGCAGGAACTACTATTTTTGGTGGTTCAAATAACTTAAACATTGATACTGACTTTGGTACATCAGTTTCTCCTGGTCTCTCAACCGCAATAAATAATAGAACATATAACTTAGGAATGAGCTTTGTACAAGGTGTCGCAAATCCTGAGGTTGAAAAATATAGTGGTGAAATCATTTATGTTGACAACAGGGCATCTGTGACTCGTAGTTCACAACAAAAAGAAGATATCAAGATCGTACTGGAGTTCTAATCAACTATGCCACAGGAAACTAACCTCAACGTCAGCCCATATTTTGACGATTTTGATAAGAATAAAAACTATCAAAGAGTTTTATTCAAACCTGGCATTCCTGTTCAGGCCAGAGAACTCACAACTCTTCAATCTATTTTACAAAACCAGATTGAACAGTTTGGAACTCACTTTTTCAAAGAGGGTTCAAAGGTAATTCCTGGAAACTTAACATATAATAGTACATTCAAGTGTGTTGAACTTGAACCAACCTTTTTATCAGTACCAATTTCTCTGTATATTGATGAACTTGAAGGTACTAAAATCACGGGTCAAAGATCTGGTGTAACTGCAACTGTTATTAAGATTATTTCGGCAGAAGAATCTGAAAGAGGAAATATCACATTATACTTGAACTATGAAAGATCAGGATCAACTGATTTTGTTCAAGAAACATTTTTAGATGGGGAAAGTTTACTTACAAGTGTAGACGTTGTTTATGGATTGAGCGTTATTGCTGCAAATCAACCTTTTGCAAATACTATTGCAACAAACGCAACATCAATTGGATCTGCAATGTCTATTGGTGAGGGTGTTTATTTTGTAAGAGGTAATTTTGTTCAGGTTCAAAATGAAACTCTCATTTTGGATCAGTATAGCCAATTCCCAACATACAGAATTGGATTTCAGGTTTTAGAAGATTTAGTAACTGCGAATGAAGATTCAAGTTTAAACGACAATGCGTCTGGATTTACCAACTTTGCAGCTCCTGGTGCAGATAGATTTAGAATCTCTCTAACATTAGCTAAAAAGAGTATTACCGATTTAGCAGATCAAAACTTTGTAGAAATTGCTCGTGTTGAAAACGGTATTCTTATATCATTTGTTCAAGAAACACAATATAATCTAATTCGTGATGCTCTTGCAAAGAGAACATATGATGAATCTGGAGACTATTATGTAAAACCATTTGAAATATTTGTTAAAGAATCATTAGATAATAAAATTGGTAACAGAGGAGTTTATACTTCAGAACAAACTACGTCAGACGGCAACGTTCCATCAGATGATCTGATGGCTATTCAGGTAAGCCCAGGAAAGGCGTATATTAAAGGTTATGATATTGAAAAAATTGCACCAACTTTTATTGATGCAACAAAAGCAAGAGATACTAAAAATATTCCTCAGGAATCCGTTCCATATGTAACTGGTAATCCATTATTTGTTAATAACGTATATGGATCTCCTTCTCTTGGAATTGGAACTACAGCAACAGTATCATTAGTCAGTACAAGACGAGCCGGTTTAACGACTATTGGTACAGCCCCAGGCGGAGAAGAAATTGGTATCGGTAGACTTTATGATTTCAAAGCACAATCTGCAAGTTATCTGAACGAAGCCACACTTTATGAAGCTCGGTTGTTTGATGTTAAGTTGTTTACCAAAATTTCTGTTGGTACAGCGATAACATCTATTACCGCTTCAGATCACATTGAAGGAGCTAGAAGTGGTGCTACTGGTTTTGTTAAGACTGGTGGTTCAAACGTAACTCAACTGACATTGACTGATGTTTTGGGTCAATTCTTCAGAGATGAGAATATCATCATCAATGGAATCAATAACGGCAGAACGATTACCAAAGTACAACAATTTAATATTGATGATGTGAAATCGATGACAAGTTCTGTCGGGGTTTCCACATTTGAAGCTGATCTTGTATTAAATGATGTTGTAAGATTATCTAATTCCATTTCAGGAAACTTCCAACTGGTTAACACTGGAGGAAACACTGGTGTTATTTCAGCTTCTGGTTCTAACTTCATTGGTATTGTTAGCACTGGAAATATTATCAGTTACAGTAGAGCTGGACAAACTGTACCAACATATAACCGTGTTACCGGTGTTTCAACAACTGGTACAATCATTAATATTGTTGGTGTAACCACTGTACCTAACGTTTGCAATGGTGGTGTTCCAACATCAGCAACCACAATTACAGACTTAGTTCGTAGAGATACTCTTTTCAATATTACTGAGAACAGTTTGACGACTCCTGTTCTGAAAAGAAACATTGAAAGTCTTGATGTAACTTCAACTACAATTCAACTTAGAAAACAGTATTCAGACATTACAGTAACCAATAATTCGTTTACTTCACCTAATGCTGGATCCAATCTTTTCTTCCAACCATTTGATGAAGAAAGATACTTCATTTCATATGATGATGGAACTATTGAACCGTTGAAGTCGAGTCAGATGACTCTTGCTGCAGATAATAAAACAGTTACATTTGTTGGATTATCGAAATCCAGTGGAAAAGCGAATTTATTTGCAACTGTTCAAAAGGCAAAAGTAAAGAACAAACTTAAAAAGTCCAATGATGCGAACACGATTATTATTTCTCGTTCTAAGTATGAGTCATCTGGTATTGGAACAAACACTCTGAATGATGGTTTAACTTACAGTAGAGTTTATGGAACCAGAGTTCAAGATAGAAAGATCTCACTGAATGTACCAGAAGCTATAGAACTTTTAGCCGTATTCGAATCTAATGATGCAACAGATCCCGATCTGCCATCATTGACTCTTGGAGCTTTCTCTGGGCCAAGTGGTAACAACTCAGATTTGATTATTGGAGAAACTGTTACAGGTCTTGAGAGTAATGCAGTTGCCGTAGTTGTTGAAAAACCAAGCGCATCAACAATCGGTATTGTGTTCTTGAATGAAAACAGATTTAACGTTTCCGAAAGAGTTAGATCTTCAAAGTCTGGTGTAACTGCTCTTGTTGCAGCTACAACAAACGGTGACAAGAATATCACAAACCAATACTTCATCTTTACGAATGACAAATCAAATTATTATGATTATTCATACATTGAAAGAGATAAGAATGCACCAGAATCTAGAACAAGATTAAAGGTTGTATTTAAAAACCTGTATGTAGAATCAAGTGATGATGGTGATTTCTACAATGCTTCAAGTTATCCATCAGATTTAAACAGACAATTAATTCCAGTAAATCCATACTATAACGTAATCACAAGTGATTTAATTGACATCAGACCAAGAGTAAGTGAGTATGGTACTTCTTCTACAAAATCACCTTTTGATTTCTCTTCTAGATCTTTTGCATCGTCTGGTACAAATGTAAATGATCCATTAGTTCCAGATGAAACATTGATTGTTTCATACAACTATTATCAACCAAGAAGAGACAGATTGTTCTTAGATAAAGATGGTAAATTTACCTATGTTGTTGGGGTGCCATCTGATGATCCAACAGAACCAGAAACTGTTGATGATGCCATTGAAATTGCTAAGATTCTTGTACCTCCTTATGTGTATAACGTTAAAGACGTTATTGTACAAAGAAGCCCACACAAGAGATTCACAATGGCAGACATTGCTGGTCTCGAAAGAAGAATTGAAAACATTGAATATTATACTCAACTTTCTCTTCTTGAAACTGAAACCAGTAACCTGCAAATTGTAGATGCAAACGGATTAAACAGATTCAAGTCTGGATTCTTTGTTGATAACTTTAAATCACACGACGCTCACCATATCGCCCACATTGATTTCTCAGCTAGTATTGATACCAAGGATGGTATCTTAAGACCTGGCCACTACACAACTGCAATTGACCTTATTCCAGGGTCTCAGGCATTAGTTGGTGTAGGAACAACATCAAACTCAAACGTTGACCTTAACTTCATTAATGATATCGATGGTCAAAATATTAGAAAGACTGGTAGACTGATTACTCTCAATTACAATGAGCGTAGATATTTTGCACAACCATTTGCCTCTAGAGTTGAAAACGTAACTCCATTCCTGGTTACCTTCTATGCTGGAGAAATTGATCTGACTCCAAACTCAGATACTTGGATTGACACTAGAAGAGTCAATGCAAATACAGTAAGACAAACTGCTGCATACGATGCTTCGGTTGCAATTCTTGGAGTAAATGTTCAGACTGGATTCAGTGAAGTTAATTGGGGTGCTTGGGAAACAAACTGGACTTCTGAAAGAGTTGCAAACACAAGAATTGAAAGTAGTGTATCTCAAGGTGCAGCAAGAACTAACGTAACTGCTGTAGACTTCTCATCCAATACTTCTACTGTTGGTACATCAAACTTTAATGATCGTTCTGCTTCTGGAAGAAGTAACGTAACCATTACTGCACAAAATAATCTTACCAACTTAGCGACCAGAACAACCACAACCACGACTAGAGACACATTCACCTTAGAAAGAACGATGCAAGACATCGAAATTTCTACAGGTCAATCTAGAGATGGTATTCAGTGGCAGATCACTCCAACTGAAACAAGAGATACTTTAGGAGATAGAATCGTAAGTAGGGATATTATCCCATTTATGAGATCTAGAAACATTGAGTTTAGTATCTCTAAATTAAAACCACTTACTCTCTTCTATGGATTCTTTGATGGTATCAATGTAACTCAATACATTACACCAAAACTTCTGGAAGTTACAATGACTTCTGGAACATTCCAAGTTGGTGAAACTGTATTTGGTTATACTCCAACAGAATTGAGAGATGGTTCACCTCCATCTTTTGTATTCAGATTATGCACTCCTAATCATAAAGAAGGGCCATTTAATAGCCCAACAAACAACTATGGCGTTAATCCATATGTAAATAATGCAACCATTCCAGCAAACTATTCAACTTCATCAACCCTGTTGAATGTTGATACATTTAGTTTGTCATCTGAAGCTCAAGGCCAATTTAGAGGTCAAGCTAGAAATGGTATGTTATTGAGAGGTCAAACCAGTGGAGCTCAGGCGACTGTTTCTAACTTAAGACTCATTAGTGATTCTATTGGAAAACTCAAAGGTTGTTTCCTTGTTCCAGATCCTAATCTGTCATCAAATCCAAGATGGGAAACTGGTACAAAGACTCTCAAATTCACAACAAGTTCAGTTAACACATTAATTGCTGGTCTTGTAACTAGTTCAGCTGAGGTTAACTTCTATGCTCAAGGTGAATTGCAAACAGTTCAAGAACAAATCCTGAGCACTAGAGTTCCACAAATTCGTAGAATTGATCACACGGAAACTAGAGTTTTAAACAACACAACTACAAGACAACTCGGACCAGACAGATTAACAGTTAACACTCAAACTTTAGCACAAGCTGTAGATGTAGATACTGCTACAATTGCAACGCAACAAGTTACTGGTGTTGATATTGATGTATTGGAACAAATCACCAATATCACAAACGTTACTAACGTTACTAACGTTACTAATAATAACAACTTCTGGAGAGGTGACCCTCTTGCTCAAACATTTACTGTCAGTGAAGCAACAGGTGTATTCTTGACCAGTGTTGATATATTCTTCCAATCCAAAGATGATACATTACCTGTTGTTCTTCAACTTAGAACAGTAGACACTGGATTACCAACGTCTAAGATTCTGCCTTTTAGTGTAGTTGAATTAGATCCAAGTAATGTCAATATTTCAGATAATGCTTCTGTATCAACAAGATTTACTTTCAGTTCTCCAGTATATCTTGCTGGAGAAACTGAATATGCTGTGGTTCTTCTGAGTGATTCAACCAATTATAGAGCTTGGATTGCAAGAATGGGAGAGGTTGATATTTCAACTGTTGGATTACCAGATGCTCAACAAATTATCATTAGCCAACAACCATATCTCGGTTCTCTCTTCAAGTCACAAAACGGTGGAACTTGGGATCCAAGTCAATATGAAGATTTGAAGATGACCCTGTATAAGGCTGTCTTTAACACCAGACCAGGAGCTGCTAGATTCTTTAACCCAGTTTTAAGTGAAGGTAACAGACAGGTTATTACTCTTCCTTCAAACCCAATTGAAATTCTTTCTAGAAGAGCAGTTGTTGGTCTCGGAACCACCTTTGCCGCTCCAGCCGGTTTAGTTCCTGGTGTAACAATTACACAATCTGGTAATCTGAATGCATCCGCTAAACTCGTTTCTACAGCAGGTATCGCTAGTGTTGGAACTCAAACGTTCTCAATTATTAATGCTGGAGTAGGATATACTCCTTCGAGTGGAAGTTTGACTTATTCCAGTGTTCCATTAACGGCATTAACTGGTTCTGGTGTTGGAATGGTTGGCAACGTTACTGTTACAAACGGCGAAATAACTGGAGTAAACGTAACTAATGGTGGAAGAAACTTTGCAGTTGGTGATACGGTTGGTGTAACAACTCTTGGTTTGGGTAACGGAAGTGGAGCAATTCTGGCAGTTGGAATTGTAACTTCTCAAAATACTCTTATCTTAGACAACATTCAAGGTTCATTTATAACTGGTGTTGGCACAATTACATACAACAACGGATCTAATGTCGTTGTCGTTGGTAATGGATGTACGATTAGTTCCTTCACTGTTGATTCTACTTATGATGGTCTGCATTTCAAGGTACTTCATCGTTCTCACGGAATGCACGCCTTCAACAACCTCGTTACAATCTCTGGCGTAGATTCTGATGTACCTGTAACAACACTCACTGCAGATTATGATGCAAACTCAACTGCAAACATTTCTGTTGTTTCATCTTCTAACTTTGATACCTTTGAAGGAGTTGGTGTTGGTACAACTAACTATGGATACTTGAAGATTGGTAATGAAATTGTTGCTTACACCGGCACTTCTTCTGGGGCTATTACAGGAATCACAACCAGAGGAATTGATGGAACCAGAGCGTTCACTTATCCATCTGGTACAGAAGTTAGAAAGTATGAATTGGGCGGCGTCTCGTTGAGAAGAATCAACAAGACTCACGATATGAACAATCCTGCAGTGACTGTTCCAAACGCAAAAGATCTTGACTATTATCACCTTAAGATTAATATGTCTCAGAATGGAACCAACAGAAGCGGTGGTTCTTTACCAGACAGATACTTTACAAGTACAAAACAAACTGGTGGAACAACAATTACAGCTACACAAAACATTCAATTTGAAACTCTGACTCCTAATATTCAAACCTTAACGCCTCCTGGTACATCACTCTCTGGTAGAGTAAGAACCACTTCTGCTACCAGTATTGGTGGATCTGAGGAGTCATTTGTTGACAATGGTTTTGTATCTGTTGACCTTGCAGGTCAGAATACATTTGATACACCTAGAATTATTGCTTCTAATGTGAATGAAGCGAATAAGTTGTCTGCATTACCAGGCAACAAGTCATTCACGCTTGAAACAATTCTGGTATCTGGAGACTCAGACGTATCACCAGTGGTTGATCTGGACCGTGTAAGTGTCATCGCAACCACAAATAGACTGAATAGCCCAGTTTCTAACTTTGCAACTGACTCTAGAGTCAAACTGACAGGTAAGGATCCTTGTGCTTCAACATATGTTTCTAGACTGGTTGTTCTGGAAAACCCAGCAACTGCACTTAGAGTTCAACTCTCTGCCTATAGAAGACCATCAGCTGACATTCGAGTATTCTACAAGATCATTTCCGAGGGTTCTACTGAGAATAGTTTGAATCAAAACTTTGAACCGTTCCCAGGTAATAACAACTTTACTCAATCTGGATCTGTTCTGAATGTATCTCTGAAA